GACAACCGGAACAAGCGTCTTAAGATTGAAGAACAATGTTATATAACTCAAAAAACAGAGTTAGAGAAGGCAGTGGCCAAACAAGCTATAACGGAGGAGCAATCGAAGGCTCTTCTCCTTTCCATTGAGACCCATTATGCGGATAAGCGGCTGACGATTCAAAAAGATTATCAGAATGATGTTTTCTCGCTCGAGATAAAGAATGGATCGACTAAGGCAAAAGCCATCGAAGAAGCCAACAATACTGTATTGGATGCAGACCTAAAAGCAGCTCAAGCACGTGCGTCCCAACAAAAAGCATTACAAAACCTATTGAAAGACTTTAAGGGACAATTTAATTTAACCACTGTAGGAGAAGAGACCGAGTTGCAAATAAAAGTCTTAGATTCCGTTTATAAGGCGAAGAAGGAAATGGCTAAAAAAGATGGACTGGATATGACCGAGCTAGATGCCGCTTATGAAAGAGCCAAGACAAACATCGTGAGGCAGGAGGAAGACAAACGTTACCAAATACGTTCACAATATGGGCTAGTGTCCATGAAAGAACAGTATGAGAAAGATATGAAAACGCTCAAGGAGCAATACCGACAAGGTTTACTTAATGAGAAAGAATATCAACAAGCGAAACTAAAGATCAAGACCGATTACCTAAAAAAGAGTGTTGACACATATTCCAATATGTTCTCAGGAACAATATCTGCTTTGCAAGAGGCTGAGATCGCAAATATAGATGCCAAATATGATCTTGAGATACAAAGAGCCGGTGATAATGCAGATGAAGTCACTCGTTTGGAGAAGGAGAAAGAGACGAAAAAACTAGAGATACAAAAGAAATACGCAGATGTACAATTCGCCATCAAGGTATCCGAGATTATAGCGAACACCGCTGTGGCCATCATGCAGGCATTTGCCCAATTAGGACCAATCGGAGGCGCTATAGCGGCGGCTATGCTCACCGTTACCGGGGCGGCACAAATAGCGATAGCTAATGCGGAAAGAAAAAAGATCAAGAATATGACTTCTGGAGGAAATTCTTCCTCCGGTTCCTCTTCCGGAGCTCGTGTGGCATCTACATCAGGATACTACAACGGAGGATTCACCGGCAACGGTGGTATACTTGAAGTGGCTGGTCCCGTACATCGAGAAGAATACGTTACACCGGCATGGCAATTACAAGATCCGGTTTCCATGAACCATATCCTAGCCTTGGATGCCATCCGAAGACAAAGAACAAGCACAAATCCTCTTCCCGTCAACGGATTCGCCAACGGTGGATACAATGGACGCTCGGATGAAGAAAATGTAATGGTTTCAAGTAATAATCCGGAATTACTCAAAGTACTCACACAGCTACTTATGCTATTTTCCGAACTAAGAGCAAAAGGCATGAGGGCCTATATCGTTTACAGCGATATCGAGGCCGCTCAAAAGACTCTGAATAAATCCAAAAAGATAGGAGGCAAATAAGATGGATATCATTCACGAATCCGGCAAGGCTTACGACCTAGGAGACATCCAATTGGCCTTATCCCGGATGAACCCGTTCTTTAACGATTACGGAGAGCAGAGCTTACCGGTAACACTCCCTCCCACGGACAGGAATAGGGAACTACTCATCTATCCGGATAACATGGCCGGGATCAGCAAGGCCTCGCAGCGGATCAACGCCATGATCCAACACGGGGTATTCTCCATTCCCTGCCGTCAAGCCATCCTGTCGGCGAACCGGAAAACCGGGATCGAGACCAGCTTCTACCTCAATACCGGAGCGTTCTACGAGAAAATCAAGGATGTACCGTTATCCACGGTCTTTGAGGACAAGGTTATCAAGTTCGCGTCTGTCAGCGAGGCGATATCCTTCTGCCGGAACCTGTTCATTACACATGACGACCGATTCGCCTTGTTCCCGGCCATCCTAGAGTCCGGTTCTTTAAACGCCACCGGTGATCCGGGACCGGACGGATATCCCCGTCTTTACAACGACGTGGAGCGGACGGAGGTAGTCGATGAGAAAACGATCCGGTTGGCTCCGGGATTCTACATATCCCCCTTCATCCGTGGATTGCATCTATTGGAGGAGATATTCGCCTATCTCGGCTACACCTTGGAGGACTCCTTCTTTTCCCGCACCACCCCATTCAAGGACATGGTCTTTCTGAACAACACGATCGATACGATCGTAAGGGGTGAGATCCGATACTCCCAGATCGTCCCGGACTGCATGATCAAGACGATACTGGACGTATACCGGTATAAATTCTGCTGCGAGTTCATCCCGGACGAGACCCGCAAGACCATCTGTATCGTGCTATTCGATGAGAACCTGAACGAGACACCCTCCTGCGACCTCACGGATCGCGTAGCCGGTAAATACACAGTCAACCATCCCTCGAGCTTCAAGCAGTTAAAGCTTACCTGTGACCGGCTCACGCCGCCGGAAGAGAAACAGGAGAGCGAGCGCCCGATGCCAACGACGGGAAGAGCCACGGGGAACGAGAACGAGGAGTTCAGTACCTTGGTAGACCTATTAAAGAAATACCCGGACGTGGAGTATAACCAGATATCGGGTGAGTTTGTCCGGAGAGGTTACAAGGGGATCACGCCGGTCACGCAACGGATAGGTCTGGTCACGATGGATTATTACGCCGGCGGGACACTGGAGACGGAGAGCAAGGAATCCCCGGACGTGCTACCGGCGATGGTCTATACACCTGCTTTTGGCAGCGGAGGAGCCGGGGCCATCCCGCATCTCGGGATTTATATAGGGACCGGAAGATCGTTGAACTCCTCCATCATCATGGATTCCGTGAATGACTCCACGTCTGAGGTGGTAGGCGAGGCGGAAGATAACGAGGAGTTGAAACCCATGCCGGCGTTCGTATTCCATGCCGGGAAACTGGACTACGGAACGATCCTCAATCATGACGCCGAGGGAAACAAGCTCTGGAACTATACGCTCGCCTACCACGGCCCGGACGGGCTTTTCGAACGGTTCTGGAGGAATTACGATTCCCTGCTCCGGAACTCTCTGCTCGAGATAAAAGCGAGCATGCTTCTCAGTGACATCCAAAAGGTATCGCTCTCCGAGTACAGGAAGGTGACGATCGAGGGACAGGAGCTGCTTCCCTCCGCCATACAATATAGCCCGGGTTCCCGGGAACCCTTGGAATCCACGTTCCTTACCACAAGGCTTTACGAGCCGGTATCCACGGCCATGGCCGAGACGGAGCGGTTCGCCACCCATGTATCCAAGTATAAATGGAAGGTCAACTACTCCCGGTCCAACGCCAGCGACAGCGTGAAAAGGAGATGGGTGTTCAAGGAGGAACCCGTGACCATATACTACGCCCCGCCCAGCGCATACCAATACGTGCAGGGCGGGAAATACCATCAAGCCACTTATCCCGTGCAATTCTATAGCCGTGGCTCCGCATCCGGGCCGACCGATCCGGAGGACGGTACCCTGACCGTGTGGCTCGAGCCCGTGACCCGGTAACTGTCCTTTATCGGACCATCCGACAGCCATACTTTTGGGGGTAAAATAATCGCAAATGGCAACGATCATAGATAAACCAGACGCTCTGAGCCTGTCCGGGAACATGAGGAGATTTGTATTGGGGGCAAAAGAGGCCGTCTCTTTCATCTTGAAGAAAGGAACGGCCACCTTGCTCGAGCAAAGCTACGAGCCCGGGCCGGACAAGATGGTCACGATCGACGTGAGAGAGGTGGTGGAAAGCCAATTGAGCTATACTTTGGACACGGCCCAAGAGATCTATTCCCAAAATACCATATTCGCCGATTTCACGGCCACGATAGACGGGACCTCCCACTCGTTCCGGGCGATCCGGTGCGGGATAGCGGATCTGGCGGACACGCCGGGAAACTGGTTGAAGTCCCACTTCCTCACGTGGCAGCCAAAGGTCAAGGAGGTGACCTATTACTCACCGGAGTGGTTGACCTACTACGCCATATCGGACTGCACAGTGAAGGCCAAGGCCACGTTCCCGGACAACTCGTCGAGCACGACCTCCTTGAAGGGAATGACCGCCGGCGAGTGCGTGACACTCAATCTCCAATACGCGATCGTAGCCAAGCTATTCGGGAACAAGTACCCCAGCTATCTCGAGGTTTACGCCGAGGCCGGCGGAGCGAGACTGAGCGTATCGCAATTCTATAAATTCACGGATATCCATTCCGAGGACGAGCAATGGTTCCTTTTCGAGAACAGTCTGGGTGGTATGGACACCTTCCGTGCCCATGGGGTGAACCGTCTGCAGGCAGAGCATGGCCACCTGATAGCGGAACTGGACGAGAACCTGTCCGAGTATGACGTGGAGACCGATCGTAAGTTCGTTAAGAACACGGGATTCCTCGATGATTACTCCCGCCGTTGGTTGCTGGATTTTTTCCCCAGCCGGGCCAAGTATATATACGAGGCGTCCATGATCCGGAGAATAATCGTCACCGAGAGCGACGCCACCTACACCTCCAACGATCTCCCGAGCTCCTATACGTTCACGTACCGACTCTCGGAGATCTCGAGGTACCTGAACCTTATCCGTAACGAGAAAGAGCTTCCGGATAATCTAATGGTTCCAAACCTCTCCTCGCCGGATTTTATTTTTCCCCCTCGCTTAGCTGAGCTCCCACGGCAAGAGCTTGGCGAGGGGGTATTATTCCCGGCCTTTGATCCGCATAACCCGAAAGCATCCGTAGCGACTTTTGGCTCGATACATGATACCATAAGGAACAGTATCATAAAAGAGCTCGGGGACACATGGAGGGCCATCGTCAACGAGGCTGGCGGGTCCGGGGGAACCGGTGACGGCCTTTACCATATAAAATTGGATGACTTGACGGAACCATCCGACGAGAACGGGTTCACGGCCCTAAGAACCTTGAAAGAGATACTGAAACCCATATCCGCCCTCGATGACCGTTACCTACGCAAGGATATCGACGATACGGCGGCGGGCAACATCACGTTCGAGAAGGACATCATCCTTGCCGGTCTTGACTCCTCCATCTACTCAGACCGTGACGCCAACGGTTTCGGTCATGAGAACGGGTTCCGCCTGTTCGCCGACGGCACTGCGTGGCTGAAAGACTTGAAGGTGAAGAATGACTCCATGTTCGCCGGTTCCCTATCCTCGCCCATGTTTGCCTCGGGGTTCCCTAACGGGACGGGCTGGATGCTCGCACCGTATATCCGGACCAACGCCGCCGGGATAAACGAGACGAGATACAAGCTGGAGATCGATGATATCGCCGTGCGGGGAACGTTACGGGTCTACGAGTTTATCGTGTCCCAGCTCCTAGGGGAGAATGACAACCGTATCTTCTCCGCGATGATGGAGGTGGACCATTACGACGCAAACTCGGGCAGGATCTACCTCGACACGGACGGGGGACGTTTGTACAACCCGTTCCGGAAAGGTGACATCCTCATGGTCCAGCAGTTCCAAGGCGATCCCACCCTTGAGAACAACTACCAGATGGTGAAACAATACGAGCTGAAGGTGGTGTCGGTGGGCGTAGGCTACCTCTCCGACGGTGAGAACCGTCTGGACTGGCTCACCTTCGAGAACTTCGTGGGCGACCTGTCGCAGGTAACAAAGAGGGATACCTTATGCCGGGTGGACAACCCGGATAACTCCACCCGTAGCGGTATCATCAAGATCACCACGGTGGACGAGTTCGGAACGCCCTACATGGACGTGATCCGGGGGATGAAGACCGACCCTGAGAATTGCGTGAAGGTCCGTATCGGGAACCTGAACGGTCTGGTCACGCCCTATTTCGGAAGATTGGACGGTGACGGGGCGTACGTGGAGAATCTTTACGCCCGTGGAAAGTTCATCCTCTCGGATACAGGAGAGGATGTCAGCACGCTATTCCAAGTGATGAACGGCAAGCTCTCCAGCGAGATGTCATCCATCCGGCACGAGATAGCGGAGAAAGACAACTATCTCACCAACTCGTCCTTCTCCGAGGATATCGTCGGATGGGAGCCGGGCAATGACGTGTCGTTATTCACCGTCAGCGAGCGTTACATCCCGGTGAACGACTCCCTTTACTCGGAGAAAGACCGGATAACCGGTATCGTGCGGGTGTTGAACAGGCTCGCCCTCTGCATCAAGAACTCCACGATCAGGCAGTTGAACGCCAAGCTGTCACGCAGGCCGGAGGGGTTGGTGGAGATGCCGGACGGGACCACGAAATGGCCCACGTTCTATATATCGTTCATGTGCAAGGTCAAGACGGCCGGTACGCTCACCATAGGTTTTCCCGGGCAGGACCTGTACGAGACCAAGGCGATGACGCCCACCGACGCATTCGCACAGGAGGAATTTATCGGGGAATGGGACGGGACGGGTGATTTTACCATCTCCCATACCGGGGAGATATTCATCTATAACCTGCTGCTCACGAGCCGGCCGCTGGACGATTTCCGGGTGGAGATGTCAACCAAGCTGGAGCAGACGAACGAGCGTGTGGGAATGTACGCCAACAAGGTGGATAACCTAAAGGGTACGGTGACGGACATGGGGCTGGTGCTCGACAACACGAACGGCACCCTGTCCGCCTACGTGACGAAGACGGACAACAACAGCAAGACGATCACGGACCTCGGCCTACGGATAGACGGGATCAATGACAGCCTGTACCTGTACGCCACTAGCTCGGAGCTCTCCGGCCTCAGAAACGATCTCTCCGCCTCGATTGAGGTGAACGCGAGGAGCATCACGCAAAAGGTGTCGACCACGGACTATAACGGGGACACGGTGGTCTCCATGATCAACCAGACGGCCAGCACGGTCACGATCAAGGGCAACAAGATAGACCTGAACGGCGTACTCATCGACCATAACGGGAAGATCTACGCCAGCCTGATAGACGCAGACAGCATCACCTCGAATATCGTCAAGATAGGAAATTTCGTGTGGGGAGGGAGCGCCTTGGCCGGGACCCCCGGGACCACGTTGATCATCAGCGGGGCAGCGACAATCGGTTTCTCGAACGGATACGCCGCCCAATTCGGGGGAAAGGTCTATATCGACGGGGCGTTATCCTGCAGCTCCATAACGGCCTCCGGGTACGGGAATATCCATTGCGACACGCTAAGCAGCGTCGGGAACGTGTGGTCATCCGGCGATTATTACTGCCGGGGACACCAAGGAGTCTCTTTCGGAACGGACGTGGACCTTGATAAAATACGGTTGAGAGTGGTCGGCGGCATCATCGTCGGCTACCAGAACGAGTGAACCATCATTTAAAACATACGATCATGAGAAAGGAACTAACGATTTTGACAAAGGTCACCAAGGAGGTGACAGGCAACCTGCCCGGCGGGGAGACGGTAAGGTACTCCGGGGCGTACGAGCCCGGCAAGGGGCTTGGCTCCGTTCACGCCGCCGTCACGAGAGAGGGCAAGCAGGTACTTACCATCAACCACCAACGCGAGGGGCAGGTCGGTTATAATTTCTCCGCGGGGGATGATTTCAAGACCATGGAGACCGTCATAGGCGAGGTATTGTCGGATATCGATGAACTCTATGACGAGGCGGGCTCGGAGAGCGTGAGGTTTACCGTCGAGAACGGGATCATAACAGGGGTTTCTAACGATTAAAGAATTAACAGCCATGGCAAAAGTGGATTTCAAGAATTTAAGGGTACAGGCGACGATCGAGGGCGATCCCATCGTCGTTGACACCCGCAAGGAGTTGGGCAACCTCGTATGGGGGGCGGCCCGTGACATAGCCGTCTCCGATTTTGGCAAGGAGATATATTTCAGTGACGGACCGATCGAGGTCGGCGAGGAGACCGCCAAGGAGATACTGTCGATCCTCGACATGTCCAGCGCCTCCGCGCCCCTGAGACGCGCGCTGATCGAGGCGCTGACGCCCAAGAGACTTCCGGCTAAAAAGGGGAAGTAAGCGCATGGATTTGTCTAACCAGTCAATCGAATAACGAAATGGCATACTCAACCGATGACATCAAGGCGCTCGCCGCCATATTGAAACCCATTATCAAGTCGGCCCTGGAATCCGGATCGACAGGGGTCGGAGACCTGGAGGTGGTGACATCCCTCGATAGCGTATACTCCCTCCCGGCCCTTCGTATGCCGGGAGGGATACATGACGTGGTGGAGGCCCCCCTGTCCTTGCTGCGGGTCAATCTTCGCATGACGACGACACACGTACAATGGAAACTGGGTAATGGAGAGTGGAAGGACCTGCTCGCCCTCTCGGAGCTAAGGGTGGTTTTCCGAAAAACCGAGACCCATCTCCAATGGAAGGTTGGCGCCGGGTCATGGGAGGATATCGTCGAGCTGGAGAGCCTCAAGGGGGAGAAAGGCGACCGGGGGGACGCTTTCCGGTACGAGGACTTCACCCTTGAGCAATTGATGGGCCTGAAGGGTGACAAGGGAGACAAGGGGGATAACCTTGAGTACAGGTTGCTGGACAGCTTCCCTTCCCTGGAGGCCCTGAGAGCGGCGTATCCAACGGGGACCGGACAGGACGGTTTCTTCATCGCCGGTGACGGGATGTACGTATGGGACCCGAAGGACGTGGCATACAAGGAGATCAAGCTGGAGGTGGACAAGGTATTCACCTCGGAGATATTCAGGGAGGTGACACCCTCCGGCGGCCGTATCGCCATCGACTTCCTGAAGGCCCCTTACGCCAAGGTAGCGCTCGGACAGGACACCCTCATATATAACCTGGAGATACAGAACACGAGGGAGGGATCATGCGGGAAGGTCATGGTCTACCAGAGCGGCCTCCGGCAGATCGTGCTGAGCAACACGATGAGAGGCACCATAGACCTGCCGCTCAATAGCGATACGATAGCTATACTGAATTACAACCGTGTCGGGGAATATATCTATATCCACACGAGCACCATCATCGGGGACAAGACCTATCCCGGCCCGCAAAAGATCAAGGACTTCCATGTGGTCTACTCGGACAGCTCCTCCTGCACGGTGCAATGGACCGCCCCTTACGCGAATAACATCTACGACAGGGGAACCGAATACGACATGCGATACGCCAACGACCTCGTGGACGCCGACGACCCGAAAGTGTGGGCGGGACTTCGCAAGGTCCCGGCCATCCCGACGCCCGAGAATCCCGGGACGCTGCAGAGAACGACGATATCGGGTCTCGTCCCTAACAGGGAGTATTACGTATACCTGAAAACCATCAAGGTGAATTTCGGGGTGGAATACATATCCGGGGCCTCGGATCCCGTGTACTTCCGCACGGTCGGCAGCGAGGACATGACGAGGGCCTACCGTATCAACCTGACGGAAAGGAACATCATCCCCCAGCTCAGGAATTATCTCACCGACACGGACGGGACCGTCTGCTCGGTAGGCAGGATGGTGGACGAGACCGAGAGGAACGTCTTCCTCGAGGACGGCTACCCAGACACCACGAACAAGGATTACTCCACGTTCTGGAGCCAGTACAAGTACGGCCGGGACACCTCGCCGTTCGACATCATCATAGACCTTTACTCCGTGTACTCCATCGACAAGATGTTCGTCTATTCCCGCTCCAAGCCGAGGTTCTCCGCATATGGGATGTTGGATCAAGGGTATGACTGGGAAAAAATCGGGCAGATAAGCATCGTGAATAACGATTGGGCGTCGCTTGATTTCCACTCGTCCCGGTACCGGTTCGTCAAGATCTCATTCGATATGATGGACTTCGGATCGTCCTCTACAAGTCCCGTCATGCCGGAGGGGACGGAGGCGTTTCCGGATCCAGAGTATAACGGCACGATCGAGCGTATCGACAACCTGCTGATATACGGTCGCCCGACATCCTCACGCCCGGAGGGGATCATGTCACCCTTGCGCCGCTCAACGGCCCGCAAGACCGTAGACCAGTTTTTTTGCACGAACGGCCATGGTTACCAACAAGGGCGCATACACTCGATGTGCAGCGGAGAGCGGATGCGTATGTACATCCATTTCGGTCATTTCGCGGCTAATTATGGCACAGAGAATGCCTATAGCAGCCTATCGGACATGAGATTCAAGGTTAACAAGGTTGATTGGGTATCCGGCAATAACGGTACTGGAGAGTATCTGGAGGACACGTTAAGGAACACTTACCTTAGATATGGGCTTAAGCCTTTCCTGTGCAACACGGGCGTATTTGACTATTGCATTTATGACAAGACTGTCAGCTCACATAACCGCCCGTGTGATAACTACTGGTACCCGGATGCGTGGCGGGCTGTGCCAAAACGTGGGGTTGGAGGACTTGACAAATATTTTGGTGCCACGTGTGATCCTATGAATTACAGGACTTACGCAAAGCTGTGTACCGCTATTGCCGCTAAGTATGGGAAGAACAAGATTGACGGTGCCGGTTTGTTTTTCCCCGAATCCGAATCCTTGAGTACAGGTTTAGACTTGATTTCCGGTATAGAGCCGGAGAACGAGCCGGATCAAAACTGGTCCGGATGGGTAGGATATACCCACAGCGAAGAATATGCGGCTATGCTGTCCGCCGCATGTGACGGGCATGATAGCTCGCTTGTGGATGAAGAGGGGAATGTGCTTCCTGGAATCAAAAGTGGTGGGGTGCTTGGTATCAGCGCTGGAACTGCCAGCGTAAACAAGGCCTATTATTTGGCCGCCATGTTGCGATGGAAGGCAGGGCGAAAGAGCGCCAACATCCCCGTTGATGTTTTTTCCATGCACATGTACTTTAGTAATATAGGTAATCAAGGGAGTAGTCAGGAGAAAGTGCAATATGGTATCACCTTCGAGGAGGCGATAAAGAATGTAACTGGCGGTGAACTGGTGAAGATGGTAGAGTTGCGCGACCGCTTCGCACCTGATAAGGAAATCGCCTTAACCGAATTCGGATGGGGTGAATCGGGTGGTCGTGAGAAAAGTTGCAAGTATCAATGTTATACTCAAGCCGGACGGCAGATCGGTAGTTGGACTATCCCCGACCGGCATCGCTCGGACGTGAAAGGCGCATGGATTGTCAGAGCATGTATCCAGATGATGTCAATTGGTATTGATTTCGTAAATTACTATTCCACGGAATGCGAATCCAATTATTTTGACGCAGGTCAATGGGGAACTGGAGCGGGTTTTGAGATGTTCCACTGGGATGATTGTAAAGATACGACTCCCGGAGCGAAAGCCGCTGCTATTAAGGCCTTTGAACACGGTTTTGACCGTGGAGGTTTTGCTACCACAGGCTTGTTTGGCCAGATACTGACAAACGGGGCTTACCCGATAACCCGCGCCTATTGGTGGATCGCCACGTTCAGAAACCGGCTAAAGGGATATGTTTACACCGGAATGAAATACATTGGCGGGGATGAACGCATCGTCGTGGCATGCTTTAAAAAACAAGGAGAAGACAAGGGAGCTTATGCGGTTTATCTCAACGACAATAAGAATACCGGTGTGGAGGGTGTCGAGATCCCTGTCCCTTCCGGCGTCGATCTTGTAAAACATGTAACGGTTTATGTGCCGAATATCCCGAACCCCCAGGATGTTCCCAGTGATCTTGGGTGGGATCAGAGGCGCTCAGGATTACCGACCAGCCGCAAGGAACGTTACGTAAATGGGGAATGGGTATTGCTCAATAAACCATATATGGGTGACAAGTACAGCTCGTATACGCAATCGCCAGCCTCCTATCCGGAGAGCCCCGCCGAGGGTGATGAGATAACCACGCTCCCGACAGCGGAGGAGAACCCCTATTACCCGATCGTCGGGCCTGTATGCGCAAAATCACTGGTGCACGGCAACAGCCTTAGCGCGCAACAGTACGAGCAAGATCGCGAGGAATGGGAGACCGAGCCTAACTTGGATGATAACGGCAACGTGATCTGGACCGTCAAGGGCAATATCGCCCTCGCGTGGCGGCAGGTGGATGCCGTATGCGATTACATCGATCTCCATCCGGAGGGCGCGCATGGACGTAACGGCGACGAGGTGACAGAGCCTACCATTAGGGGTATGATACGAGCCAACGTTTCCGAGTTCCCGGAGTACTTCTTTTTTGACGCGGTGCCGGAACCGGACTACCGGAGCGAGATCACGGATCTTTCCTCCAAGACTGTCAGCAGCTCGGCCATAGAACTATGGTGGAACAATACCAATACGGAGGACACCGGCTATGAGATATTCGTGTCCGGTCTCCCAGAGACAGGGTATACGCCACTGAAGACGGTCGGCGTAGGCGTGGAGAACAAGGCCGTGATATCCGGGCTGTCTCCCGATACGACCTATTACTATAAGATACGTCCGGTAAGGGGCGACAAGACCGGGACGATGAGCGACTATACCAGCGTGCGTACATTCAGCGAGCTTCCCGCGCCGGACAATCTTAGGGTACAGGGGAGGACCGCCACGAGCATCACGCTGTCATGGGCATATACCAATGAGCAAGTCGCTGATTTTGTTTATTACGCCGTACTCAGATCGGATGGCACCGGATCTTTCTTGCAGGTTGGAAAGGTCGATGACAAGTCAGTCTTGACATATATGGACAGCGGTTTGATAGTAGGGCATAACTATACGTACAAGGTTCGGGCGGTCGGTTTGAACGGCCAGAGCGCGTACGCTCCTGAACTGGAAACACGTACGTTGCTCGCGGAGGAGTGTTCCCCCGTCGTGAGATATGCGATGACCGACAAGCTTGGGAGCAAGGTGGCACTGACCTTCGATCTCCCGATCGGCGCTATAGAAGCTAGCGCCAAGGCTAAATTCACCCTTACCGAAGACGGAAGTCTTAGATTGATCAATTATGTAGCCCGTGACGAGGCGAATCACAATAATCTCATTCTTAATATCCCGCAGGACTCATTAAAGGACTATGACGCAAAAACGGATATTCGAATCACCTTTACAGGGGGGAGTATATATTCGGAGTACGGAGTAGAATTGGCGGCATTCAGCGACGTTAAGGTCGTCAATATTATAGGCAACTTTACTAATATAGAGGCCATCTATAAATTAAACTTCTGTTCTTCAACCGCCCCGCTGCCGGCTGATACTGAATGGAATAATATTGTCGGTAATCCCGAGGCTGATGCCTTATCCGTGAAGCTTCAAGATAGCTATGGCAGAGCTTCTAATATCATTCTTTCTCCTGTGCAAAACAAGCCTCAGTACAACTGGGGCAGTCCGGTGGAATCCGGATATTGTGAGATTCCGGGAATTGAAGCGGCCGTGTACAAATATGTCTGGAGAGGTCCGGGATTCGGGGCGAACAACTCCGAGAACATGGTGGCACGTCTTAAGTTCAGCGGCCTGAATGATGAGTACAGATATACGTTCAAGGCGTTCGGGGCGACAACCTACGGCGCAGACCTGCTGACAAGGATCAAGATCAACGGCATATATTCTGAGACCATAAACCTCAAAGGCAACAAGACATCATACTTGACGATTGAAGACCGCCAACCATCAAGTGGGATCATTTACGTGGATATAGTCAATGCGACAGAAGGCGCTAACACCAGTTACCCAATATTGGCCTTCATGATGCTGGAGGAATATAAATCAAATGACGCTCCTGAAAATACGGATGTTTTCCTTCGCGAAGCGACCGTCACGGAAGCGGTTGACGGTATTGTAAAGTCTCCGGATGTCACCGTCCACTTGAACTGTATCGGGGCAGCGTTGTCATACCGTATCTCCGAGAATCAGAGTATTGACGAAGTTAAGTGGATGGATATGATAGATGACAATATGAATATCCCATTTACATTGTCATCCGGCTTTGGGAATAAAACCCTTTACACACAGGTTAAGAATCTCTATTCCGTGTCCAACATTCGCGTCACGGAACTGGAATATAAAGACCCGTACGTCCCCTTGGCCTTGCGAAATGTATTTATTAATGAGGATGCCGGCAAGACCTATGACCGGGAGGTCTCCGTAATGGTCGACAAGGATGGTGTCCCATCGCACTACAAGATCTCGGAGAACCCGGACTTGGCCACGGCACAATGGCTAGCGTGGCCAAGTCCCAAGCTGTCTGTAATACCTTTTACGCTTTCGAACGGCGCGGGTCAGAAAACGGTATATGTGCAGATCATGGATAGCACGACTATCTGCGAGGCAAAGGCTGACACCATTAACTATGCTCCCATCGAGAGAGGGAATATCGAATTGACGATCACGCTTCCGGATGGTGTTGATGCAAATGCGGTGACGGCTCAATTTCCGGTGCTGAAGTATAACAAAAAGTTTATATTTACATATACGGCGGACGACGGACCTGTAGGTGCTTATGGAAAGGTATGGAGCGCCGTCAATAAGAAATGGGTAGACGACGAGAAGTACTATCATATCGGACAGGCAAAAAGCTCCGGGTATGTACCCGAGAAGACCTTGGGTTATACGGACGGTTGCGGGGTGGAACACCGTTTGCCCGTAGGTGTAGCGATATGGCCAAACTGCGGTAGCACTATCAAATATATGGACGATGATCCAAAATCACCGGCTCAATATCCATATATTATATGGAAAGAATTACCTCCAATATTGGACTTTGGCGGTGAGATTTACTTCCATAACATTGATCAAGATAAATGGGGCAAGGATGATCCCTTACGAATCCTCGAGGGCTTGAAAGAAGACCAGGCTAAGACTATCGCTAAGTTAGGACGCGGGATGAAGGTTATGATGCGTCCGGATGGCAATAACAACTACATCACTGCGGCGACGATGTATGATGTCGTGGCGATGAGCTTCACGGAAAACACCCCGGCCGTATACCTGTATCCAAGTGATGACCCCGACCTTCACAAGTCCGTGGGGCAGCGCAAGATGTACACGGATGATAACACGGCCGAAATGGAGTGGATAAGGGGCATACATGACTCGGATAATCCCGTCTGGGCGCACTTGTTTACCCATACGCCCATGCAACCTATCGTTGATCTGTTGACAATGATCAATGACGCTTATGGCAAGGACGGCGACGATTCCTGCTGGATGGCCTCGGTAGACGAGGTGTATGAGTGGTGGTTTGTCCGCAAGAACTCGACCATACGTAAAGAGGTGAGCGGGCAAGTCGTGAGGCTTATTATATCCGCTCCGGTCGATTCGCATTTTTATCACAGGGATCTATGTTTGAATCTGGGGGGGATTAGCGGACTGGAGGGAATCACGATTAGCAGTAATGACACGGTTTTAGGACTGTCTTACGCCATGAGCGGAGGCCAATTGCTTGTGAACGTGAATTATGATGAGCAAACGATAGCTCGCGCAGAGAGATATACGGCGCTGTTTGAGGCTTCGGTGATAGACGAGGATAGGGTTGACGCAATGTATTTCCTGTCATATCTCCGGGAGTCGGTAGCGAGACCGTATATGGATAGGATCACCGTGGCCATGCGACCACCCGTATTGCTCTCGTTTAGCGTACCGATGGAATCCATGTCCACGTCCTTCTCCTGCTCTTATACGTCGACAGGCACGGCCACTCATTACATGATATCCGAGAGCGCTGATTTCTCAGGGGCTGAGTGGGAAGTCATTACCGAGACGGTTACCTATACCATACAGGAGGAGATAGGCGGTCACACTCTTTATTTTAAGTTAAAAAACTCATTCGGGGAGTCAGTTGCCATGTCCGGCATTGTCAATTACAAGCCCATGGTGGTCGGAGGTAAAGTTATAGTATCGCTCTCCAACCCATCGAACAATGGGGTGGCCTACGATATCGTCGGTGGGGAGGTGGTCAACTATATCTCACCGGTGACATATAACGGCTGGACAACCAACACCCTACGGGATGTCGCCGGTAATGATTGCTGTGCTTACCAGAAAAAGAAGG